ATGTCCTGTAATGACCCAGAATAACTAGGTATAGGATAATACTGGGATTGGGGATTGTAATCCATAAAGAAAAGCACTTGCGAACTTTTTTCTAATGCGCAGTTAGGATCGAATGCTTGATATTCTATCGGTCTAAACTTTCTAAAGTTGTTCCAGTTACTAGAATAGTAGTAGCTTTCAACTTTATCTGTTTTAGGATCTATCTCGCCAGATCTAATAGATGGAAATGGTAAATGGTAGAAACTATGAATTCTTTCCCCTGTAGCATTCCAAATAACATTAACAGCAAATCCTCCGTATATTTCGTAATCTGTTACGATTTTCTCGAATACGCAGTTCCAAGATTCTTCGTCATTAGCTCGTCCCAACACATATTCCAAATTAGGATCTACTGTTCTTAGACCTTCTCCAAACACACCCAAGATTTTAGCTTGTAGTGCTCTACGGTTAATAGCAGACTTAGCATAAAGTTCTGTAATAAAAGAAGGATAATCGTTCCCCTGCCCATACGATTCCCAAGGGTATCCGCGAACTTTAAAAATTAGCGGTATTGTTGGGTTGGGAACCATATTGGTTTGGTTGTCCTGCCCTAATGAATTAAAATTGTATTCTGCCATGTTCTTAAATATGTTTTAGTTGTTAGTTGACATTAAATTCTGAAAGGTCAAATGGAATTGGGCTATAATCTATTTCTGGTAGTTCTTTAATCCATAAGTAATCTGGATTAGTAACCGAATCTGATTCCTGAATGGATAACACATTATTTCCATCTGCATCTAAAAATGGATTAGCGAAATAGCTATTTGCTATTTCAGCACCTATTAATAAATTTGTTTGTTCCGGTGTTAATAATTTTACTTTCATAATATAAATTATACTTGTCTACCTAATGCTGTTTGGAAATCTTGAACTATAGTGTAGAATGTTGATGCGTTAGAAGCTCCAATAGAATCTGCAATATAAGCAAATGCAAATGTGTTACCTGACACGTTTGCAAAACTAGGAAATCCGTTATACTGTTCCTCGTTTCTTGCTCCTAAAAATAAAGGTTGGCTTGGTATAGTTGCTGAAGAGGTATTTGCTGTATTAGATGCAGTTAATGTGCTATTTTTATAAATTTTATTAGATGTAGCTGATTCTTTTTCACTCCAGTTTAATCCTTGGGAGTTTACTGCAGTAAATATCCCAACTCTATAATCTTCACCATACGGATCAAAAACTCCAATATTAGCACCTATTCCTAAATCGTTATAGTAACCCCAACTTCCAGTAAATGTAGCTCTTGCTGAAATTCCAGTATTTATATAAGCTTGAACTGCTGCTACTCCATCTAAACTATAATGACCTATAGATACATTTTGCGGATCTGCAAAATCTGTTGACATTACAAAGTGGGTATTTCCATAAGTGTTAGAAGCATTACCCTTAGCCCCAGAAGCATCAAATGTCCATCCTCCAACCCAAGTCATTCTAAATGCTGCATCAGTGTCTTGTGGATCTATTAAGTTATATTTAGTTGTTGTAGCAGTTCCACCAACTATAGGCCAAATTGCATAGAATTTAGTCCATAAACTAGCTGCTTTAAGATCTACGACTAAAGCATTAATTGCATCCGAAATAGTAACGTCAGTGATACCTGTAGCTGTCAAGAATGCTTGTGCATCTGGATCATAACCAGGTACTGAAACTTTAAATTTTAAAAATGTTATCGGAGTACTAAACATATTGTATTTATTTTATCCTGTTACCGACCATCCTTTAGCAGTTGCTATCGATCTAGTACAAGTAGCTGCTCCTGGGGTTCCTGTTATATTTATAGTTCTTGAAGTAACCGTTGGTAAATCGGTAAACAACTGATCTAAAGCTGCTGTACCTAATGAAGTGTTACTCACGTTTATTTGCGGACTTATTCCAGCGTATTGTCCACTTCCGTTATTAAGTAGTCTAAAACTAGTTAATGCTGTAGGTATGGCAGCAGTTCCGCTGATATTTATAGAACTAAATTTAGTATTAAATGATAATGTTGTTAAACTGTCCATACCATCATTTCCGGAACCAAGAATATATGTTGTAGATCCCGTACTATTATTTCCTAAGTTTGCTGTGTTATTAATTGTAGTTAAGCTAAAACAATTATTAAACATTGAAGATATTGTAGTTAAACCAGTTGTTTGTGTAGTCGGTAGCGTAACTGTTCTAAGAGCCGAGCACCCAGAAAACAAATTTAAAAAAGAATTTGTTACGTTTACCGTTGCCGGCATTGTTATAGAAGTTAACGAAATACAGTTTTGAAAAGTAGTACTGAAAGCTGTACAAGCACTCATTGAGGTAGGTAAAGTAACTGAACTTAAAGCACTACATCCAGAAAATGTACTACCCATAGTAGTACACAAATTCAGAGTAGAAGGAAAAGTAACAGAAGTTAAATTAGGACAGTTATTAAAAGTGCTACTTAAAGTGGTAACGCCTGTCAATGAAGTTGGTAATGTTACATTCTTTAAAGATACACAGTTATTAAAAGTGGAATCCATACTACCTAGAGAATTCTGAGAATTAGCTGGTAAATTAACGGTATGAAGTGCATTACAACCACTAAAAGTATTAGCCATTGTTGTAATAGTCCAAGTATCAGGAATTGTAACTGAACTTATAGTATTACAAGTCGTAAATGTATTATTCACAGTAATAGGAACGGAAGTATTAGGTAAATTAACTTCTTGAATACCTGAACTAGTAAATGCAGATGTTACACTAGACAAACTAGGACACGATGCTGGAAAAATAACCGTAGATAAAGAACTAGTACTGTTAAAAGCGCTTGTCATATTATTAATATCAGGCATCCCTGAAAGATTAAGAGATAAAAGCGAACTACAACTTTGAAATGCTGAAGTTAAATTAAAAATTAAACCCGATCTATATGTAGTTGGTAATTTAACGTACTGCAAACTACTACAACCTTGAAATGTAGCATTTAAAGTTACATCATTAGTAGCAAGCGCGGTATAAAATCCCGGTATTTCAACTGTAATTAAATTATTACAGTTATTAAATGCGTTTGTAAAATTTGTACAAGCATCTAATCCAGTAGGAAATATCAAATTACCTAAAGATCTACAGTTTTGAAAAGTACCGCTTAAACTTGTAATAGATGTAACTGAAGAAGGTAAAGTAACTGATGTTAATGCAGAACATCCATTAAATCCGTTAAAGCAATCACCTAATATAGCGTTAGATGGAAATTCTAATGTTTGCAAGGCAACACAACCACTAAATGTGGATCTAAGATTTATGTTGCTCGCACTAGTTGGCATATCAACTTTTTCTAATGCAATACATCCACGAAAAGCGGAATCCATATCTATACCTGGCAAAGTTTCTGGCAACTTAACGTATTCTAAAAGTCTTGCCCCAGAATCACCTCCTCCAAATCCCCATAGGTTAAACATGTTTGTAATAGTCGTAGTTCCGTAATAAGCTTCTAGTACTCCATAAGCGGTAGAATTAGCTCTACCAGAAAACGGAGGTAGGAAATTTACTGTGGTGATTCTAGTTCCAGCATCACCATAAATTCTAATCTTAAAAGTTGTATAACCTCTACTACAAGGAGTACCCGAACCTATTGTGTAAGTCTTATTAGATGTGGTAGCAGTTGTAGTACTTATAGTAGTTGTTGTGCTATCGCCCCAATCGATATAAATGTTACCAACACCTCCGGTTTGAGTAAATGTTGTACTGATACTATATCTTCCCCTACATAAATCGCTAACAAGGAATTGAACTTCCCCTGTTGCGTTAGTAATTGTTGGCCAATCCCCTGCTCTTGTCCAAGGGGTTACGGGTATTGCTGGTCTATATTTAGATAGAGATACTTGTGTAGGTATATTAAATGCCATATTATGAAACTGTTGTTATAATTACGTCTCCTACGATTTGTCCTGATGGAGCATATAGTGAATATAGAATACAAGATCCAGAGCCTGATTGAATATACGGAAGTATTCTAGCACTAACTACCGTGAAATTATAATCATTATAAGGGGTGAAATCTACTGTTGTTGAAGGCGTTATATTTACGTTTGAGTAAGTATACTGATAATAACCTCCGGTAAGTCCCCAACCTCCAGTTGCTAGAGTTTGGTTAGTTAGCCTTACTGCTGTTGATCCTCCACTTCCTGTAGGTCCTGTAGGTCCAATAGGTCCAACACTTGATATAGCAGAAAGACCATTATAACTTGTACCATCGTAAACGAAAGATACGAAATCTATAGCACCAGCTGCAGTTTGTAGTGTTGGCGCTCCTCCAATCCAAGTAACTGATCCTGGCCAAGTAATTAAATAGCTACCTGATCCACCTTGTACTATTTTAAGGTTGTAAACACCACCTGCTACACCATTTGTAAATGTAAGTGTAGTGTTTCCGGTTAAGGTTAAAGCTTGTACGTTTGAATCGTTCCAGTTTACTGTGTCTGTTGACGAAACTGATCCGTTATTATAGTATCTAGAAACTGCTTGACCGGTAATACCAAGGTAAAATCCGTCATAGTATAAGTTAGATTGAGCAATTACTCCTGTTGAAGTACCATCAGAAGTTATAATTCTATTAGCTCCTGGGTTAGTAACTGATAAAGAAGCTCCTGTAGCACCTTGTTGTCCGCTAGTGCCCGAAGTTCCACTAGTTCCACTAGTTCCAGCAATAGCTCCTACTGAAGTTAATATGAATGAATAATAAGCTGCACCTTCAGTGTAGTAAACAACCGATTTTGAGCTAGACTCATTGTTATTAAGATATAGCCTAACAATCATCCTATCGGTAGGATTTATTGTTGTTGTAGGTAACACAACGTCAAGATTAACCTCAACTGGTATTGATGCACTAACCCAACCTATTAAAGCAACGCTTGATGTTATAGTTGGTCCGATTGGTGTTCCTGTCGAATCAGCTAATTGTATTTCAGCATAAGCATCAATATCGTCATTAGATGCCGGCTTTAAATAGTTTAAATGGAATCTTTGTACACCGCCAGGTATTACACTAAATCCTAATTCTGGAGTTATGTAGTCAGCAACCAATACATTTTGTTGGCTACCTGTTAAACTTGTGGTTACAGTTTGCTGAGCAGCTCCTGAAGGATCAGGTGAAAGCACCTTATATCCGGTAACTCCTGAATTTTGACTTTCGTTAAAATAGTATACCTGACCAGCGGATATTCCTGCTGCTCCTGATGTTCCACTACTTCCTGAAGATCCGTTAGCTCCTGAAGATCCGTTAACCCCACTACTTCCTGAAGATCCGTTAGCTCCTGAAGATCCGTTAACTCCACTGCTTCCTGAGCTACCAGCTGCTCCCGAACTTCCGCTAGCTCCCGAAGTACCTGAACTACCGTTAGCTTGTACATCTCCAGTTTGAATTGCTATAAAGTTGAAGTCAACATCAGAACCTACCCCATTTTTAACTGTGAATCCTGTGGCTCCTGTATAAGTTACAGCTACTTGGGATGGTGCATATGTGGCTGTTTCAGTTGTAACAACTGTGTAATTACCATTAGAAAAATCACTATATCCAAAAGAAGCAAAAGTAACAAATGCTTCATAGGATCCACCTATAAGCTGCCAAGCAGGATTTGCTAATGCAGATTTAATAACCGGTCCGTTACCACCTGAACCTGTGGCTCCTGTAGCTCCGTTAATTCCCGAAGTGCCTGAAGTACCGTTAATTCCTGAAGTTCCTGAGGTTCCGTCAATTCCCGAAGTACCACTAATTCCACTGCTTCCCGAAGTACCACTAATTCCACTGCTTCCTGAAGTACCATTAATTCCACTGCTTCCTGAACTACCGCTGATTCCTGAACTACCGCTAGATCCTGAAGTTCCTGAGGTTCCGTCAATTCCCGAAGTACCACTAATTCCACTACTTCCTGAAGATCCATTAACTCCGCTACTTCCTGAAGATCCATTAATTCCACTGCTTCCTGAACTACCGCTAGATCCTGAACTACCGCTAGATCCTGAAGATCCGTCTTGACCTGGTACACTAGTTTCTCCAGTTGCTATACATTGAACGTATCCGGTAGCATAATTAGCTGGATTAGCATTGTCAAGTTGAGATTGAATATAAAGTCTAAATCCAGTATTTGTTTTGTTTGTAATATAAAATGGTACATCACCAAAACCTCCTAAAGATTGAGAATATCCGGTAGGTCCAATTAGATCTGGGCTAAAAGTTGTTTGAACATCTATGCTATAATTTGCAGTATTAAAAGGTGTTGCAAATGTAAAATCTTTATAAGAAGTAGAACTATAACCTCCTGTTGGTAGGTATGTCCAAGGATCAGTAGAACTATCAAAAGGAATAACTTTAGTAGTTAAACCAAGACCAATTCCTGTGGCTCCTGTAGCTCCGTTAATCCCTGAACTACCGCTACTTCCAGCAGCTCCTGTAGGACCGTCAACTCCTGAAGTTCCACTGGTTCCTGAAGTTCCACTGGTTCCTGAAGTTCCACTGGTTCCTGATGTACCGCTGGTTCCTGAAGTACCATCTATTCCTGAGGTTCCACTAGTTCCTGAAGTTCCACTGGTTCCTGAAGTTCCACTGGTTCCTGAAGTACCACTGGTTCCTGAAGTACCGCTGGTTCCGCTGGTTCCTGATGTACCTGCTGTTCCTGAAGTTCCAGCACTACCTGCTGATCCTGCACTTCCTGAAGATCCAGAGGATCCGGAAGATCCTGCAGCACCTGTCATACCTACCTGTGTATAAGCCACAGGGGTTACGGAAACCGAAACAGAACTTGTTGCTGGTTTGTTTGGTAATGTGCTTGCCGATTGGAACAGGGCTTGCATTGTGGTGTCTGTCGAACTCCAGTATATTTGGTAGTAATCTCCTGTATTAGCAGCAACTTGGTAGGTTAAGGTAACAGCTTCAATTGATCCTGCACCATTTAGGGTAAATAATTTATTTGAACCAACCACGTTAACCCCATTTTTACTTAACCAAACCTGAACAACGTCATCACCTGGTGAAGTTTTATAGAATTGGGCAACTGCTTGTATATTGAAAATACTTGCTTCTGATACGGTTATTTTAGAATTGTCAACAATACTAACTCCGTAGTTCGATAGTGTCGTATTTAGTCTAAAAACATTGGCTGCGGAAGGACTAGCATTAGTCTGGGTGGTTGTATCTAGGAAAATACCGTAGTATCCAAGAACTCCACCAGCTCCTGTGGGACCAGTTGCACCGTAACCGCCTGTAATTCCAATACCGGTAACGTTACCTGTAAAGTTTACAGTTGTATCAGAAATCTGAAAGGGCATTGGGTTACCAAAACCATCTGTTACAGTTTGAAGTGTACCTGAAACTCCTTGAGAACCTATATTTAGTATTCCTCCGTAGGTATTTTGTATTCTCTTACCGGTTAAATCAGCCATTATTAGATGTATGTTTTATTAAATATGTTTTAGTCAGTTTATACATTTTCTTCCCACTCATTCTGGTCCGCTTCTGGAACGTTGCTTGTGTTGTTCCAGATTCCGTTAGAAGTATAATAAACATAAGACTGTAATTGTTCGTTATTAGATTGATAAACAACAGGTTCGCTAGGTCCAGTTGCCGGAGCGAAGATAACCGATTGTAAATCCTCGTTAGCACTCACATAAGTTTCGAAAATTACCTCTGGCGGAGCCTGATTGTTTAGTATCATTTGCCCGCTATCGATTAAGGTACCAATTGCAGGATCTAATGTTGCGTAATTAGTATTCCAGATCTTATAATCCCAATTTCCGCTTGGTGTTAGATAAACTTCCCCGTTTGCTGGATCCTCTATTGAAATGTTTGCCACCAAAGTGATAACAAATTTCAGGTATCTAGAGTTTCTAGTAAGCACGAACGGAATAACATAAGTCCATTCTTTAGTGAATCCAGACTGAAATCCTATCAAAAAGTAATCACCAAATTCCTGTACATCATTATCGATGGTATTGGCGTAGATTACAAACTCATTTGATGCAAGTTGGTTAAGATTTATCATCTAAATTACAGTGTTTAATACTAAATATGATTCCCCACAAAATTGACATAAAAAAAAGGACTAGTTTCCTAGTCCTTTTAGGTGTTTGCTTTAGTGAATTAAGCTGTTACGATAGTAAAGCCTGACAACGCTGAAAGCGAAGTCAATTCGTAAGCCATATCAGGCTCTTGAGCACTGATAGTAATGCTGTATTGGTTAGCATCACCAGGAGCAACTCCTGTTACTGAAGTACCAGCAGAGATTACACCACCACGGTCTTTTCCAAGCAACCAGAAGTTATCGTTGTTATCTTGGAAGATAACTTTGATGTCTCTGTTTCTGCTTAAAAGAAGTAATTGATTTCTTTTTTGTGCAGATAATTGCTGAACGTTGATCGTGATAGCTTGATCGTAGAATGCAGTACCGTTTACGTTAGAGATGTTGAAAGTTTCAGTGAAAGAAGCAGTATCTTTTGGAAGTTCGTATTGGTAGAAAGTACCAGTGGCACCTGTCAAACCTGTAATCTGGTTGTTAGCATCATAAGTTGTAGATGCGATTACAATATTTGTCCCAATATACGCTGTCTTAATACCACCAATAGAATCTATACAGTCTAATGCTATTGCGGAAGTTAAATTACAAGCCATATTATTTAGTTTTTTTATTTTAGTTTTTTAAATAGGAGCTAGACTTTCGCCTAGCTCCGTAAATTGGGTTGATTATGCACCAGGAGTGTAAACTGCTTCAGAAGCAATAATACCAACACCCATATTGAATTCAGAGATCATTCTGATTTCTTGGTTGTCTTGTGACCACCAGCCTGAAATACGGTTGGTATCATCTACAAGTCCGCATGTTACGATAGCGTGTTTAGCTGGGAAGGTATAAACTTTTGGTGAAGTACCTAAACCACCAACTGGAATTGCTCTTACGTTAGTTCCAGGGATGATGATTGATTGACCTAAACCTGCTTGAACTGGATTACCAGTGTTGTAGTGGAATAGGTTTTTAGAAATTAAACTAGTGTTTAAGTATCTGAAGTTAGCGTAAGACATACACATGATGATATCATCACGATCTGCAACTGCTAAAGGAAGTGCATCGATAGAAGCGATAGCTTTATCGTAAGCATTTGAAGAGTTCCAAGCTCCTGTAGGACCTTGTGCTGCTCCGTTTGCTACAGTCAATTGGCTGATGATCTGGTTACCTAAGATGCTTTCAGCATATTTCTTAGTTTCTGCGATCATTTGATCAGCGATTTGCTGTTCGAAAGGAAGTCTTTCTCCGTAAGCTGAAGCGTCTAATGAAGTCGATAACCAGTACTGGTTCAATTCATTTAAACAAAGACTCTGCTTCCAGCTGTATTTTGCGTTGTCTACTTCGATTTGTGTGAAGTTAGTAGAACCAGCTGAAGTCCATCCGCAAGCTGCTGCTGCGAAACCTGCTGTCATACCTAATACGTTAACCGATACAGTAGCGGTAGGGTAACCTGGACGTACATCCAAGTACTGCATAAGATCAGCACCAAGTACTGCTTTGCTAATCAATATCCCAGAATCTTCTAGGGTAAATGTGTTTAATGAGGCTAAATTAAATCCCATGATTTTATATTTTTTTTTTTGTTATTGTTTATTATACGTTTTTCTTAAAGAAACCTTCGTTCTTTAAATTATTTAAAGCTTCGATTCTAGCGTCTAGTGAATCAGTTTGTGATGCGAATTCTCCTCTAGTAATTCTAGGTGCTTTATCAGCTCCTGGAGTTTTAGCGAATTTAGCATACTTAGATTCCATTTCTGCCATCTTAGTTTTCATTGAAGCCATTTCAGTAGCAATTTCTTCTAAAGCCATAACAACTTTTTTCATGGCTTCATTTACTGCTGCTTCTTTTTTAGCTATTTCTTCTGGAGTTTGTGAGGCTGGAATCTCGTCTTCTGCTGCTGCTTCCACTTCCACTTCAACCTTTGGGGCTTCTTCTTCAGCTTTGCTTTCTACAGAGATGATCTTACCTTCACCATCAACCTCTACTTTTAGACCTGATTCTGTCTCGTGCTCTCCCAGGGGTGCAGGAGATTTGGTACCGTCTTCTGCTACTACAAATAGCTGAAATCCCGGCGCAAACTCTTCAGCTTCTACTGTGGTTCCGTCGATCAGTTGGTCAGATGCTAACTTTACTTCAAGTCCTAATATGACTCTAATTTGGTTTAGTTTTTCTTTGAACATACTTATTTATTTATTTTTGAAAATTGGGCGTATACCACTAAATATAGTTTTAGAATTATA